GTCATGTCATCGTTTAAGATATAGAATGCTTTAGTAGGAAAAATATTGTCGTCTTCAAAACGTTCGTTCAAACTGATACCTTTGTGTAATGCGGATTTATAGACTCCTTCTTGAATCTCATATACCTCTAACAACCTATCAAACTTAGTCTCTTCCGTTACTTCTTTTTCAATATCAACTATGAAGGGGATATCAATTGGAATAAAACTTGACGTCGAACACTTATTTGTATTTGGATGAAAACGAACGAATCCATCACTAAATCCTGTTGAAAAAAATATTTTTCCTTGTGATAGATCCGGATTTTCTCGCGCCCATTTAATTAATTCATCTAATCTCATTTCTTTTTTAACTTTGATTTTCATTGTTATATCTCCTCTTGAACAGTAAATTTATCGTTAATTGATACATATCCAGTCACATTACATAAGATGCTATCAACATGAAAAGTCACAAAACAGTTGCGCTCAACATCATTTGAATAGAATCTTTTATTACCTGATAACTTGGGGTTATCCCAAGCCCATTGGATAAGTTCAGGTAAATTCATTTCTTTTTCAATTTTGATTTTCATTGTTTCCGCCCTTTTAAAATAAAGTTAGTTGCTTCTGTTCCTCATATTCCAAATCATGTTGCTTTATATATGTTTCAAGCTCTTCGGCTGTATCAAATGTCTTTTTCACGCCTTGCCAACCTGGTACGATATGCCCATGAAAGTAATAAGTGTCATTTACTACATGGATATGTGCCACTCGCTCGTTATCCTGATACAGATATCTCTTAGAGCCGAAAAATCGGCTTAAGTATTCTTTGCGTGCGCTATCTGTCATTGTCATCACTCCCACAAGTCAAACACTCTATCAACGTAAAACTTCGCTTTTGCCATATCCTCATGTCCATTCTTTAACGGTGCTCTAGATAGGTATTTGATTGCATTACCTATTGCGAATGCTAATTGTGGTGGGTACTGTGCCGTTACTTGTTCGATAAAATCTATAATTTCAATGTCGCCGTATGTGTAATGCGCCGGTTGCTTAACGTTGTCTTGAATTTCGTTCATATCTACTTTTCTGTTACTAATTATGCTCATTATGCTTCACTCCATTTCTTGAACATTTGGTTATAAGTGACATCGAACCAGTACGGATCACGTGAATGTTTTTGTGGTACATCAAATAAATGTGGCTTCTTTCTTCTTAGCTCAGCTTCTTTACGTCGTTGCCTAGCCATTTCACACTCTCGCTCCAAAGCTTTTGTTATTTGTATTTCTCTATAGTCGTTTAGCTTCATGCCGAAAGGTGCATCAATTGCTTCCGACATCTCCCAACCCTTCGCAACTCTGTTTCTAACTATTTCGGGCGTGAGTCCTTTCTTTTTCATCTGCTCATTTTCATATTCAGTGTATTTAGAAGGGGGTTTTTCTTGTGGTGGCGCAATAAGCGCATCGCCCGTTAGCCCTTTTGCTACCCTGTAATTAATTAGTCCTTTGCTTAGGTTGTACTTTTTAACTATTTCGCTAACAGTCATCATTTTGCCGTCAACCTTTACTTTCTTAGGCTTTACTACATTTTGTATTAAATCTTTCCCCCTCGCCCCTCTGTCGTACCTAGTAATCAATGTCGATACTTTGATGTCGTATTTATCCGATACATCAATAAGCGTCATCAATTTACCGTCTATTCTCACTTTCGTTTTTATGCCCGCCATTTATTCCACCTCTACATTTACATTTCTAATTTTTAAATTGTCATACTCTAGTATTTCGCCAGGATTGTTATATAAGTAATCTGCCAGCGCATCTTTTTCGTTATCCACATCATCAAAATGCTGATATTCAACTTCTGTAGGTATTCTTATATCAATCGTTGCGTTTATATATGCTTGTTGTTGCATTAGATCACTTCCTCAACTCGCATGATTATTTTTGGTTCTAGTCCATAACGCTTTGAGCTAGTTATTTCTGTAATTTGGTTATCGTCTTTCCATACATGACCATTACATGCGTCTAATACTGTTTTAATTAAGTTATCGATATCCGGCTTAGTCACTTTATACTGTCCAACCATTTCACTTTTCTTTTTCTTCGACCATGATTTAAGCAATGGAAAGTAAAAGTCTAATTCGATTTTTAGTGCATGTTCTAGATTCAACTTAGGCATTTGTCCTTGTATATACGCTTTATGCTTTGTATAAGACGTAGGCATGTAAGTTTGAACAAATCTACCTGTATTACGAAAGCGTGGACGAGGCGAGCCCATAGGTGCCTCAAACGTTTCGTTAAATTTAATTTCTATTTCCATGTGCCACCTCTAAATATCAAATATCGTTGCTTGTAACCCTAGTTCTTGCTCATATAGAAGCCCGTGAGCGCCTTTGAATCGTTTTAGGTCACTATCAGTCATAATTTTCTTTTCGTCGCTGAAATGGGCTCCTGTAAGCGAATAAACTTCATTTGCGTTGTCTTTATACTTGATGACTTTGATATCTTCCGTGCCATCTTCTCGGTATAAGTAATATTTTTCTTTCGGCATTTTTAACACTCCTTAATATTCGACGATAGCGGGGCGTGTATGACGTTCTGCAAGTTTTTGGATAAATAGGTCGTACAACCTATTTTCATCGCCCTGTGCCTCGTCTATGAGTTTCTGAGCGTACATATCTGAACACTCAAGTTTAGTTTTTAAAAATTCTTTGGTTACCATGCATCTCGCTCCCTGAAATCGTCTCCGATTACTCTTACTTTTCTCGCATTGTGTTTCATTCTTGAATTGATACGTTGCCAGTTCATATTTTGATTTAGTTCTTTATCACTAAAGTTAGTTGTAAAGATGTTGTTTTTACCTACTCTGTTATCAACAATGCTGAAAAGTTTATTTAAAGTGTGCTCTGTGTTTTCTACACCCATATCATCTAGTACAAGTAAATCAATATCACTTAGCAATCTGACTAGCTCGTCTGTAGTTTCAACTGCATTTTTGTTGTATGTCGCTTTGATACGATCCATCAACATTGGTATGTGCATAAAAGCAACTGTATGCCCTTTAGATTTGACTGCTTTTGCGATAGCGTATGCTAGGTGGCTTTTACCAGTTCCATATGAACCTTGCAATATTAATGATTTTGGTTCTTTTGTAGAGAAACCCTGTACATACTCTATTGCTGTTTGTTTAGCTTTTACTTGTTTTTCATTTTGTGGCTTATAGTTGTTAACCGTTGCATCTCTTAATGACGGATTAACATTTGATTGATTGAATATGTTGTTTATCTTCCGTTGCTTGTTTCGCTTATATTCCTCATAAATTTCACACTTGCAACCATCTTTATACTCGTAACCATTCGGGTGTTTTTTAGTAGGAGCGAACTTATATAAGTCGTATTCACTGCCACACCTCTTACATTTCAATCCCTTTTCGACATGAGTAGGTTGATATTTTTTCAAGCTTTCGTTTATCTTTTCGCTGAATAGTGGTTTCATAATGTCCCCCTAATCCCAATAACTTTCGTCGTACTTCATACGTTCCAATTGATCTATGCCAGTTTCTTTAATCTCTTCGCTATAATCATTCATATAGCTTTCATTAGTTAAGAATGTTTTGGGGTACTTTTGATATTGTTTGTCTGTAATAGTTTTTAAATACTCTCGAGTGCCTTGCATGATTTGTTCAAAAGAATGTTTCTTTAAGCATGATTTGAATTTAGTAAAAGACATCTTCTTATCTTTCTTCTTGTCGTAAAGTTTCCACCATTCCTCAAATTGCTCATGCGTAACGTCAGTTGCGCTATTAATTGAACTTAAGTTCTTATCTATATCTTTTTCTTTATCTCTTTCTAATTCTTTATCTAATTCTTTATCTTCTTCTGTTGCGTGACTGTCACGTGACGTCACGTGACCATTTAGCAATTTTCTGTTGTTTTCTCGTTGCTTTTGTTTCCTCAACCTGTTCTGCGCCCTGATTTTCTCGAGTCCTTCGATGTTTTGGTGCTTTTCCCAGTTTGTCACTTTTATGACACCGTTAACTTTTTCAATCATGCCTAATGTCTCAAAAGTTTGTATTGCTAACCTTATCGAGTTGATAGGTCGGCTAAACTCATTTGCTAACATTTCTTCGTTGTACGGCAAATTTTCAGATAGCATAATGTAACCTTGTTCGTTGTACTTTCCTGATAAAGTTAGCAACTTAACCCAAATAGTTATGATCGTATCTCTTTCAGGTAAAGCTTCGATATATTTGATTTTGCTGTCATCAAACATGCCAACTTTAAGTTTTATCCACGATACTTCTCCCATTGTCTTCTCCTTTCAGCGCTTTTATTTTGTCCGGTATTTCCCAGTTAGATATGAATTCTTTAAGTTCATCTGTCATAGGTACGTCATTAAGGATTACGTCTGAACCATGTAAATAAAAATTAATTTTATTAAACATGAGAGCAGTCTCATAAATATTTTTTGACCATCCAATATGATATGTCTTTCTTTTATAAGTTATTTGCGCTACATAACCACTTTGAGTTAAATAGACTCCTTTGAACTTACTTTTTCCTCTTCTACGACGTTTTTGGTCTTTGTAAGTTTTGTATTCATATTCAAATATAGAGTCATTTTGATTTTTATGATTCTTATAACCTTGTCCGTCCCAATATTTATCTACTGCGCTGTTGTATGCTTTAGCTGCCTCCCATTCATTAACAAAACTACCTAAATATTTAGATTTGCTATCAATTTTTATTACAGCAGACCATTTTTTTGTTTTTCGATTTAAATAAACACCTTTATAGATACTCGAAGTATTTCTTGTAGGCCTTGCCCATCGTTGTTGATAACCAATTGAAGTGATGTTGTTTTTGGTAAAATCATTATTTTTTATTTTTTGAAAACCATTTTCTAATACAAATCCACTTAAGCTAACGTTGAGTGTCTTTGTGTGAATTCTTCTAACGTTATCTACATAAGATTTTGTCCAAATATATTGATTAACTCTCTCATAATCTTCATCATCAACAAAAATTTCTTCTCCATCTTGTAAAAATATCGATTTAACCATTATTCTCTTCCTTTCAGCATTTTATTAAGCCTCTCATCAACTTTTAGCCACGAGTCATGCAAGTGATATTTATCATCAAACGACTTAACGCCAATCGCATGTTGTTCGTTATGATGTTCGCGACATAACGCTAATACATGTTTGTCGTAGTGATTCATCTTGTTTCTGTTCATACCTCTGCCAACTGCTTCATAATGCGCTAGGTCAGCGTGAGGCTTTCCGCATATTACACAGTTGCGGTTGACAGTTGACCAGTATAAGAACGATTTATCTTGTTTCAGCAAGTCGCTTGTTTTGTAGCTAAGTGGTATGTCATTGTAGAACGTCCAGTCAAGCGTTGCTTCAATGATTTGACTTGCTTGTGTTCTCGTACAATTACTTAGTGAAATACGTTCATCATAGCCGTAGTAAGTCCTTACAAACTCGATGAACATATGTCTCATATAGTCCATTGGTTGACCTGTATGTTCTTCTATGTCTTTGACAAGCGCGAATATTTTTCGACGTTGCTTGCCGGTAATTTGAAACGGATCTATGACGCTTACATCGACTTCCACATCAAATCCGTTATCAAGTAGTAATGTTTCTTTATTACCTAATTCAACACCCGAGATGACAACTGTTGTTGTACCGTCATCTTGAGTGATATAACTGGTGATTATTGGCATTTATATCAACTTCTCAAATTTATATTTATTACCATGTATATCAGTAACATCTTTGTGATTACTTTTTATTTTGTCGCTAATATAACTATGACTTCTGCCTAAGAATTTTCCTGCTCTACTCATACTTATAAATTCATATTCGATACCTAAATGATTAATAAGTTTTACAGCCATATTGGTATGCATTAATCCTGTTTCAAATGCATGCCTATTATTTTCCAAGTGATTACACCATTCAAGATTTTCTACATTGTTATTTTTGGGGTTCCCGTCAATATGGTTAATACAAATTTTACCTTCTATCATTGGTATAAAGGCGAATGCCACTAATCTGTGGACTAAAAAATCTTTGCGTTTACCATTTTTCCAAAGGGTTACTCTTACATCTCGACCATTAGGTGTTTTATCTTTTAAATAACGCTGTTTCCAATGCCTCCATTTTTGATAACGGTTAGACCAAGTAACTTTATTTTTGTGAGTTCTAACTCTACCTTTACTGCTTACTTCGTATATGCCCTCGTAACCTACAACATCTTTCCATAATTCGTTCATCTAACGCCTCCTAAAAAGGAAGATCCTCTATAGAGTCTGCGTTGTTATCAAAAGGGTTATTGCCAGATTGTGTTTGTCCTTGTTGTTGGTAATTGTTGTTTGGTTGTTGGTTGTTATTCTTCGGTTCTAGGAATTGGACACTGTCACATACAACTTCGGTAACGAATACACGACGACCTTCTTGATTTTCATAACTACGTGATTGTAGGCGACCGTCAACACCAGCTAATGATCCTTTTGATAAATAGTTATTCACGTTATCTGCTTGTTTTCTAAAAGTTACACAATTAATAAAATCTGCCTCACGTTCTCCTTGTGCGTTTGTGAATGTTCTATTGACTGCAAGAGTGAAAGTAGCTACACTTACACCGTTTGGCGTTGTTCTGAATTCTGGGTCTTTTGTTAAGCGTCCTACTAAAACTACTCTGTTTAACATTATCGTTTTCCTCCAGTAATTGTTTTTGCGTTATTTCGTATTTTTTGAATAGCTTCTGCTGCTTGTTTTTCTGTTAATTTATAGTTATTTATGTCGAATTTTTGTTCTACTATATTTTGTGGCGCTTCTTTATCCGTGCCCTTTATCAATTTAGTGAAACTTATAACCTCTTTCTTTAAAATCCCTATAGTTTCGCTACTTGCCCATTGCGTTCTAGTTTGCTGTTTTGGATTATTATTTTTTCCACTTGCTTCATTTCCGTCATCGTCTTGGTCACTAGTAATACCGAAAATCGCAGATAGCGAATAACGTTTAAGATAACTTATTAACGAGCCTGCTCCTTGTGGCGTATTCTTTTCTGCATTCATAAATACAGGATCATACTCGATATATTCACCGCTTTCATGCATAAGCATTGTAGCGACTCCTACGCGCCCGTCTACATCGTTCAAAGCCCATTGAGTATAAGACAGTCCATGAGGTGTTGCGGCCTCGTCAATGGCTTCTACAACGTTCTCAAGAGGTACGTATTTTGATTTAAAAAATGGATTGTTTTTATCTTTGAGCGGTTGTTTTACTTCCTTGCGAAATGCAACCATAGCTTTATTTATTTCAACAACTGTTTCTGATTTATTCATCACTTAATCACCAGACTTTCTGTTACCTTTAATTCAACGCCAGGAATATCTTTCCCAGCTTTCAAATCATCGATTAGTTGCTTAGAATTAAGTTTCGGGGCTTGTGATAGCCAATAATCCTTTGGAATAAGTTTTTCATCGATAATATTTTTACTAGCTCCGTTTTTGCGTTTAAAAATATGATTAGTAGCTGTGCGGTAACTATCTACTTCTTGTGTTTCTAACATTTCTTTTAAGTAATCTCTTAATCGATCAGTTAAATTTTGTTTTTGTTTTTTTAAATTTTGAAGTCGTTTAATCTCTTTATCTATGACATCTATGTCACCTAAAGTTTCACGTCTCCAATTGACAATGTTATCTACTTTGACATTCATTTCTGCTTGAATAGAATCTAATGTGTCTTTTAATAATGTTTGGTCTAATTCATCTTGATTAGACAACTCTTTAAATGCTTCTGATAACTCATATAGATTAGCCATCGCTTAACACCTCCCCCGCTAGCATCTTTTTAGCTTTCTCGTATCTAGCCAATATTGTGTTATCGTCATCTACATTGTTGTGCATATTTATTGATGCGACTTTTCCTAAATAGTCATCGCTGTAGTGCCAGACCCATATAACGTTGTACTTATAATCAACTTGATAAGAAGTGCTTTGTACACGTTCTATTAAGTCAATTGCCATTCGTTTAAATTTATGTGGTTTCATATCGCACCTACCATTTCATGACTAAGTTAATTAGTCTGTCATAATCATCTGCGTTTTCTTCAATCCATTCGTAAATAGATTGATTTAATATGTCTAATGCTGTGTATAGATCGTTCTCATTAGTTATGTTTATGCCGTCGATAAACTTATCTTCTAAATCTAAGATATTCACCAGAATGCTGTGGTCCTTCTTCTTAACTGCTAATTTAAAATCAAATCCGTCTACATTAATTACCTTCTGACATACATCGCCTATTTCGTAATACATCTTGACTTCCTCCGTTTTTCGTTTTATATTTAACTTGAATTTTATTTCTTAAATACTTTTCTGTTACTTGTTGGCGCAAGTAGCAGTTTTTTTATTCTTCATAAAAGTATTCTTTATAGAATATGAATGTTGCGATACTTGCGAATCCTGCAATTGACCACGCTGTAGTGAAGTATAGAAACGGCATGAGTACAATCGCTAAGACTGTAAAGCACAGTACTGCTATTAAGTAGCTTTTATAAGTTTTACTCATTTGTTAAGCCCTCCTTTGTAAATCTCATTAAAATGTTCATCTACAAACTTATGCATCCTTCTTGCGTTAAACCTCCAACGATTAAAATTCTCATCAGGATAATGTACGATACCTTGTGCTCTTAACTCTTTTTCGAGTCTAGGGTGAAATAATAACCTGTCTTTGATTGTTTCATCAGATGCAATTTTTAATTTCTTCTTTAAGTCGCTCATGTTCCATACAGGGTCTAATGAGTAAGCTATTAACTCTTCATATTCATCTTTTGTGATAAGCACGTGTGTTTCAGGTATTGGAACTGTTACGTTTAAAATATGTGGCATTTCTATCTTTCCTTTCGTGTATAATGTTGTTATCAACCTAAGGTAGTGATAAGTATGAAATTAGATCATGATTGTGTTAGACATCTTTTGTTAGAAATTGAAACTAATAAAAAGATTGGTGAACCGCTCACCGAATACAATTTCAAAGATAATGTTGTATTTGGAAAATATGATTTTGAAACTGTAATGTATGCATTATTAAAACTGGAAGAAGCAAAGTATGTTAGTGTTAAATTCGGTTGGGAAGATGGACATATTTATGGTTATACAATTAACGATATAACTTGGTCAGGGCATGAATTTTTAGATAATATCCGAGACAATCACACTTGGAAAGAAGTTAAAAAAGTCGCAAACAAAACCACTAGTATGTCCGTAACATTGCTAAGCAAATTAGCTTTTAATTATCTAACACAAAAATTTAATCTAACTTAAATTCTTTTCCATCTATTAATCCATAAAAGTTATTTTTTAAATGCGGATGTCTTTCAAGCGTCATTTCAATAAAACGCTGGTCTATCATTAAGTCGTAGCCATCGTTGTATTGAATATTAACGGGTCGTCTATTACCTTCTTCGTCATAGTAGTAATAGATGACTTTTTTGTTTTGAGCTTGCATTGTTCGTTCCTCCTATTAAGTTGTTTGTTTTTCTCCTAAAAACTTATTAACAAAGTATTGTTGTCCTTTGCCTGTTACTTTTGGCGTCTTACTAATTGATGTGTGACCGTCCGAATGTGTGATTGATGTTTCTTTAATTTCGAATAACTCACGTTCCATTGAATACTGTGTAGGCATGTTATAATCCACACCCTTGCGTTTAATAAGGAATCCGTTTTGACGTAACCACTCAAACAATCTGCGTTGCCCGATGTTTATACCGTTTTGTTTAATGATCTTTGCTAACTCTCCAACTAAAATTGATGTCTTAGTAGTAGCTACTGCATCTGCAAATACAATTTTTGGTTTATCACGTTCAATCTTTGTTTCTAATTGATTGATTGTGTTGTTAGCAATTTTTAAAGCACGTTGCATAATCATTTCTGGACTGTTCCATGCTTTCTCTACTTGGATGAAATACTCTCTAAAATCAAAACCTTTTTCTGTACCTGACATCATCGCAACATGTTTAGCTACATCAAGTGTTAAAGCATAATCTTCTAGTTGTCTTACAGCTCCGTTATTAACAACCGTACTTGTAAGTACACTTGTAAAATCCCTATTTTCTTTGAAATGCTTCAAGTTAATTTCTGCCCAAGCGCTAAAACGCTTTTTAACTTCCAAAGCTTTATATAACTCTCTTGCACTTATTGCGATTTCTCCATTTTCTTTTTCTTGTATGTTGAACATTTCGCCGATGTTCGATTTTGTTTGTAATTCTTGCATAATGTTTATGCTCCTTTCATGTATAATGTTGTTATCAACCTAAGGAGGTGATAAGTATGAAACTTCTAGTTACTTTAAAGGATGGTTCAAAAAAACATGTTTCGGATTTAAAGAAAATTGTTTTTCCAGGATATGAAGGAATTGAAACTGTTACAAAAGAGGAAATCGAAACATTTTTTCTAGACCCTACTAAAACTTATGTGTTTGTTGGATCTCAAACTCTAAGTGTGGAGGCAGGGCAAATCCTTACCGTTGAATTTAGCTAACCTTTTTCAACAACTCTGCAACTGCTCGCAACAGTTCAGGGTTGTTGTTTCTTTCTAAACAGTAACTAGCATGCTTGAGTAATTTGAGTTTTAATTTATTTTTTTCTTTCGCAATTCTAAATTTTTGTAACATTTGTTGTTCCTCCTTTATTCGAAATCATCGATAGTTAATTCTGAAACTCTCTTTTTATAGATGTATAAATAATAGTTTTTGATTTCTCGATAAACTTTTGCTGCTAGGTTGTATTCACTTTCACTCAAGTCTGAATTAAGTGTCACTCCAAAAATTGATAATGTTAATTTTCTAATATGGTCATGAACATCTTGTACATAAGCTTTTTGATGAATTGATTCGAAGCCATGCTGATACTTTTTTAGCGGAATCGGATGATTGAGCTTCCTCAATCTTCCTAGCGACAAATCTTTTGCGAAATTGAGTTTTTTATTGATTTCTTCTAAATCGTCATTATTGATTCTTACTTTACTGAAAATTGCACCTGAGCTGATTGGTTTCTCGCCTTTTATAGCATTTCTAACTTCTTTCGCTATAATTTCTTTCAACTCTTCTTTGGTTAA